AGAACCCCGCCCGACCACGAATACACGCCCTGCGCAGCCTCGGAATATGAACCATGATACCCATCCATGCACACATATGCACCAGCCTCCTCCGCCGTCTGCCGCAAGAACTTTTTCGGCGGGGTACTTGGAACAAATTCGCTGAACCCTCCAATTGATGGCGTGGTGCTTGCGTAGCTCCATAATAAACTAATATCAGGAACAATAATTAAATCTTGCCCATCTCCATATTCCCCACCAAATAAATCTGTAAAATCACCCGGAGGTGGACTATCATCAGTTATAGTGACTTCTACGGGGCTAGGGGGAACTGGCGGCGTATAATCTTCTCCGGGTCGTTTACAACCCAAACACTCATTGCTTACAAATGTGTCTGATAAAGCTGCCCAAACGCTATAAATACCACCCGCACCATCTAAATTAACAACGCCCGCTAAATTACTACTACGCGCGGTATAATTACAATAAGTAGGGACGAATGTTCCTGTTGTATTTCCGGTTTTTTGGACCCACAAGAAAACTTCTGAAATATCAATATCTCTTGGGTCTGGAGTGAGGGAATAAACCAATCCGCCGTTCGCTGTGCTATCAAAGATTCCAGATGTATAAATGTGCGGAGCAGGATTATTTACGGTTAAAACAGCTGGGTCAGACAAATTCCCCCACATATCAACCGCGCAAACCTTCGCCTTAAACATGCGATTACACTGAAGATCGTCAAAATCAATTTGATAAGAATTATTATTAAAACCACCCAACGATACCCCGGAATTAAGAATTGCGCCACCCGTCGTTTCTAAAGAGAATTTGTATCCGGTTACAAAATCGTATCCCGGTATATAATTACCGTTTAATTCTTTGGGGTAGCTCCAAGAGAAAGAGGGCTCTTTACCTATAAATCCAGTTACAACGCCGTCAGAACGGATGTAATTTGGATCGATTCCGCTGGAAATTGTTAATCCAGTGGGAATTGCGGGGCGGCCAAAAGGGTTTATTCCAGAAATTAAATATGAACCGGAAATGTAATCTGAATACATTCCACCATTACTTACAGCGGCCACTCTATACTCAACCAAACCAGTTACTAAAGTTGGGTGAGAAGCGAAATCACTCGTTGTATTTGTAATAAATTGCCAATCTCCACCAAATTCTTTACCAGAAACATTATAATAAGCTATATTGTAAGATGGTGTTGGCTCCCAATCCAAAGCCATGAAGAAGACGAATTGGTTAGTGTTTAACAAACCCGTTACTGGAGCAACGGTAAGATTTGACGGCGGCTCAATCGGCGTAAAATTACCGGAATTAATTGGGTTTGGATTGATATTATAATTTGTTTCCGATGATAAATTGATTCCGGTATTATACTGCAACCCAACAACATCCATTATGCCCGGCTCTGATTCGGAAATAGAAACGCATTGATAAAGAGAAGACCTTCTTGATGTGGGGGCGCTGTCCCCGCTGGCTGACAAAATCCATGCTGAGCCCGCAAACAACCCTGTTGAAAAGGGATTTGTAACCGTTAAAAACCTTGTCCCACTAGTGGGTATATTAGAAACCTCTCTAAATTCAATTTGAGGGGCGCGGAAATTAACAATTTGATCTGAACCGGTTATCATCCCGGTATTATCCGTTGTATCTGTCGGTATAAGCGCGGATAAGGAATATTTGTTGCCAAACTCAATTTGAACCGGCCTATCAAGCTCAATTAAAGAGCCGCCGCTAGCAAAAGAAATAATGCGTCCACCCTGATCCCGATTTGTCCTAAAATTATCGTAAATCTCAAAAACGTCACCCGGCTTTACATATAAACCATCTAAACCAACCTTAAAAGAACAGGTTTCCGTTAATAAACGTTCATTTTGAAGAACCCATTTACCCACGCGATAAGCTTGACCTTTAGAGGTGCAAGCGAAAGCGGTAACGTCCTTTTGAATATAACCATACCGTGTAATTGCTTCTGTATCTTCAATATATTCAACGTTTTCCCTATAAAGATTATCTGGATCAATCCATTTTACCAAAGCCACGGTTGACCGAGTATTTCGCGCTGTGTCAGCGTAAGTAAATTGCCCGCCAATTACATTAGAATTGTTATAAGGGTAAACGGGAGTCTTATCGCTTGTTTGCGTGGCTGTAATCATGCCATTGGCGTAATAAACCATGCCACGAAATACCGAAGCAAAGTTTAAAAGAACGTTATAGGCGTCATCTTGTTGACCCAAATATACGTTACACGCAAATCTCGGTTCTGTTTTCCCATCGCCGCGACCATTATCAACCATTTCGTCGCAATATTGCGCGATTTGATACAAACTCCACTTATCAATAGACTCCTTTTGAATATAATTGCCTAAACCATAACGTTTATTAGACAGAATATCATTAAAAACCCAAGCTGGGTTATTCGTGTAAACTCCCGTTTGCCAATTACCACGCCAAATTTCTGGGTATGACGCGGGGGTTATTGTTCCGTCTGTATTGTATTTTGTAGGAGTGTAACCGCTTGGAACACTAACTAACAAACCTTCAATTTCATAAGCTCTCGTGGGAATTGACGCGAACTGATCCGCTGTAATATAAGTATGTACCAAAACGCTGTTTGGATAAGAAAATGCGTTTGACGACATTACAGAAATTCCGTCAACGAAAAGACTATTTTGAACTCGAACAGATAGAATGTCTTCGCTGGTTCGTTTTATACGAACTGTCCATTGATAATAGTCAGCAGCCGGGAACGTTTTCGGCAATGGAAATGAAACCTGCTCGTAATATGGGCTAGTACATTTTCCGTTAATTGAATAGCTACCCATCAAAACAAACGGTCCATTATTCAACGAAACCTCAACGGAATAAGTCATTCGATACCCGTCTGTATTGCCCTTATCATCAACAGCGTATAGCGCCGGAACGCGCATCATTATTTTTATGCTATTGGCGTCCGGGTACATCGTTGAATTAAACGATGCTGTAACAACTTTCTCATACCCCGCGCCAGCGGGCGGGTTGCTTATTTGGGTATTTGCCCCAAGAGTTATATAATTTTCCGAATTGGAGAAGTATGGGACGGCAGATTGATCTTCTGTACCTAAAGTGTAATAAAACTTATACCCCTGACCACTTACATTAAAATTATATGACCCGTTTAAATTTCTAACAGGAACATTGTCGTAATAAGTAGATACAAGTGGGCCACTTCCATAAGCACCACTTTTTTGCACAAACCCTTTGATTGGGCCTTCGCAAAGTAGGTCGCTTATCTTAAGAGAATTCTTAGATAAAAGTGTGTTTGGAGCCTCTTGCCCCGATTTTTTATTGCTGCCACCGCCTTTACTCATTTTTAGTCGCCTCTAGAAATCTGATATTGAATATAACCGCCCAAACCCCCCTTTCCATCCCATTTAGTAATTTCAACATTCGCCGTGCCGCCAACGGACGTAGTTCCGATTTTATCAGAAGAAAAAGCTATTCCTATTGGCATTGGAGTAACTAATGTTCTTCCGTAAACAATTGGAACGCACCCACCCTGATAAACAGTTGTTGCATTACCCTGAAAAACGGAGGACGATTTCATCTCCTCACCCTTCTTCGAGGTTGGCGTTAAAAGTTGGGAAATACCACCCAAAACCAATGCCGCGCCCATTGACATTGTGAACGCAGCTCCAAATTTTGCCATCGTACTGGTCGCAGCGCCGAAAAATCCAGCTCCAAAACCATAAGAAACAACTAAAAGAACTACACCAGCCAAAATCTTTCCCCAACCGCTGTTGGAGCCATTAACCACCGGAACGATGTAAATATCACTAGAACCGCTTTTGTTGTAAAGCTCCTGAGCTTCCAAAGAACTTTTCGCAGAATTCTTTTGCAAAGAAACTCTATAAAATTTCTTCCCGCCGTCACCGCTTAAATACTCTCTTAATTTTCCTTTGGTATTTATATCAATAGCGCGTATTGCCTCGGCTGGATTTTCGGCAAAAATTTCCCATTCTCGGCCAATAACTTGACCGAGTTTTCCCAAAAGGTGAATTTTTACAGTTCCTTCCATATTTTAACCGTTCCTAATATGGAATTACACTAAATTTAGACAAAATTCTTATGCCTCAAAACATATTTTAAATTACTCTGCCAAAAACCAGATAAAATTTCTACGCAAGATAAATTTATAGCGGGCTGATGTAAGAAACGCCCATTTCCAACAAAAACCCCCAAATGTCTTGGGTAGGCACCGTAACGCCTAAAAACAAGAATATCGTTTTTGTGAATTACAGAAGTATTGGGTTGCGTTATAAAACCTTCTTTCCAAATATTTTCCATAATATAATCATTTTTGCCCTCGAAAACTTCTTCGTATCTAATGTAATCTCTAAGATTGATTTTCAATTCTTGTCTATAATAATCACGCAACTCTGTATAACAGTCGTTAATGCCACGAATGAATTGACGACCAATTAAATCTCTACTATACCCATTTGGGGTATAATTTAACCACTTCTTGGTTTTTAAAACATATAGATACAATGGTTTTTGAAATTCTTCGGCTGCGTCAATATCAGCCTGAGAAAATGTAGACAAAGCTTGCTCACAGTCTGTATGAGAATGAAATATACCTACAACATCTTTATCTTGCGTAAAAATAGAATCTTGTATGGAAAATTGAAAATTGTTTTCCTTATCTTCGGCAATATTTTCGCATTCTACTATAACAAGTTCTGCGCCAACAACTTTTATAAACCCGCAAACCTCTTGGTTAGGTTTATTTTCGCAAATTTCAATGATTCGCTTTTGATCTTTTTCCATCATGGCGTTAGCGGGACACGACAAAAGGTGCTATAGAAACGCCGGGGAAGAAACTTCCTCGTAATGCTATGGATGGAAATCTAATTTTACAACCAGCTATGCTTTTTGAACAAACATCCATGGCCCAATCACCCGTATTCGCAAAAGGCACGATACCAGACGTTCCATTGATTAAACAAACGCAATAAATTGGAATATCTGCTAATTCTGGCAGGTTGGAGTAAATGTAAACATAGTCTCCGGCGTTATAAGTCTCAGAAGAACTATACCCACCACGATTATTTAAGGAAGATAATCCATAAGTGCCGGCACCGCCAACAAACCTTTTATTATTTTTGTCGGCAATTGGCTCTCCAGCATATTTACAGGAATGGGCGTCCCTATATGGAAACTGACATGAATTCGCTAAAATTTGTCTTCGCGGCAATTTAACTCCATCTAACTCAAAAGGCGTTGACAATTCCCATGTGACAACCTGTTGGCTTTCAGAAACTTTTCGGTTAATTATAAAAACCTCTTCATTATAAGCCGCTGTTGGGTCTGGTTCTCCATAAGGATTTTTATTTTTGGGAAAATTTACATTATCAATAAACCTAGCGAAAACCCTGCGTCTCGTTACCTTCGCTCCAACAAGACTTTGTGTATCTAACATCAATAAAGATATTAATCCTTTAATATTAGCAACGCTAATCTTTGGACGATTAACTTGCCCCTGCCCGCTCATACTCATTTCTTCCATTTTTACGGGAAGCGGCGTGTAGGTAACGCCATCAAAAACTATTGGACGAAAATTGTTTGCTGTGCCGTCACAAAAATAAAAAACATCGCTAAGACCAATTGTTGACCCGTTTAAAGTAAACAATGATATTAAAGTCGATGGCGTAAACGAACACGCCTCCTTGTTTGTAATTTGTTTTGGCATTTTCTTACCGTTCCTTATTAAGGATTACACGAAAATGGGGATTAAATATCAAAAACCTGTTTTACCGTAACGGAAATATCATTTAGACCGAAACTCTTCTGTGAGATTTTAGGCGCGGTACCGACGAATTTCAAAGACGGGTCGTTGCACAAGTCACTTACCGGGATGTTTACATTGAAATATCCCACACCCGCTTTATCTTGAATAAAATGTTTAATCGCACGAGTTTCTTTGTTTGATCTATCAGAAAATGTCAAAGACCATGTATCGGTATTGCCGTTTAAAGAAGAAGATTGTCTTTGTTCATATCCGGGTTCAAATTGAGCGGTGATAACCGCTTGCTGCGAATCAACAGATGTGGTGTAGCTTGGAACAAAAAAGAATCCGGTTGTCCAAATCGGTGAAAGGTAAGTTGTCACGCCTCCATTAGTGGAAGTTTGCGCGATGTCATAACCAGCGGAAATAAACTGAATGCTAGTGTCAGTAGCCTTTATAACCATTCCAGTATAATTAAAATCTGTATATGGAGACGGTACACCGGTTATATTAACACAACTTCCGGGGCAAAAAGATGGTCCAGAACCAGTTTTGGTAAAATTGACCGTAGCCACTTCGTTCGACCTTGAGACCGACGTAATGGAAAAATCATAATGACTAACTGGATTATTAGCCTGATTGCCATTCTTTAAAGAATAATAAAAAGCGGTGTCCGTAGCATTAACCCCATGCACTATATCAAACTTACTATAAATAGGTGACGCACTCCACGTCTTAAATGTAGAAGAGGTATTCATTTTTAATAAGAATTAATAGCAGTCCTGTTAAATTGCTGCATCATTCCGCCGGAACGACGCTCTTCTATAAGAGTTTGTTTAACAGCTTCTTGTACCGCTCTATTAAGTTTTTGTGCGAAATCCTGATCTTCATATCCAGACCCACCAGAAACCTTAGAAGACGTAGTTGTTTGCCCGCCGTAATTGTTAATCGCAATACTTATTCCGCCGACGGCAGGACCGTAATTACGAGAAGTTGTTGGCGTTATAGGGGCGCTATTCATAGCTACGCCACCGTCAGCGAATCTTTGAACATCGGCCTCACCAACGTTTCCAGAATAATTATAACCACCTTGACCGTCGGAAATTAAAAATGCGTTAGAACCACTTGGGCGAGAATTTAGCGAAGCATTTTGACTAGCTTCAAGTTCTCTAGCGTATTTTGCTATTTCGGCGGCGCTCTTTGGTTTGTAACTTCCACCACCCCCACCACCGAGAAGGTATGAAGCGAGAAGTAATACTGCGCCAGCCGCAAGACCGCCAGCCGCCCCAGCGAAAGATGAACCGCCAGTTGGTGCAGCCGCTGCCGCTGTAGAAGCGGGTGTGCCAGCGTAACTTGCCGTGAAACCTACTTCGCCAGAAGTAAACTGCGTCATTGACGGAGTACCTAACCCGCGCCTTACATACCCGCCAGAAGCTAACGAATCAAGGTATCCCGTACCGATACGATTTACAGCGGACTTACGCACCACGAAGCTACCGGCGGGGAGCATAGCGGGAACATCATCCATTACACCAGAACCGCCCTTAACAACCGTACCACCAGCGGCGTAACGATTAATGGAACGCAGCGTGTCATAACCAACACTCTTTGCCGCTTGGGGAGAGAAAACATATTCGCCCCCCATGAGAAGGGCCGGAACTTTGCCGCCATTTGCAAAACCGATTGGACCTCCGGCGAAAGCGGTTGTTGTTGAAGTTCCATCGAAATTCAAACCGAGACCGCCAAGAGACGCCCCGATTAATTGTTGGACCGCCTTACTGGCGAAAGCTCTAGCCGCGTCAGCCAAAACCGAGGTTACAAAGTCTCTAAAAGCTTCTTTAGCTGATTTTGCGCCGGTAACGAAATCTCCGAAAGCGTTGCCAAGAGAGTTTTCAATAGAACTAGATATGCGACTACCAACTTTTGATAAATCGTACATGTCCTGTCTAAGGGCATTGAAGTGGGATTGGAATCCCATCGTAAACGAGCCCATGTAATCGGACTCTTCATGTCCGATACGAGAGGCTTCAGTCATTTTCGCCTGAGATACTTGCGTGCCGATTGTTCCGCGATTTGCGAGTAAAACACTTAAATTCTTTTCATACTCAGCCCTCTTAGACAACCCAGCCTGCTCCTTAAGAATAATTCCAACGTCGCTAGAGTCAATAGACGAGGAAATCTCATTTGCCAAAGTTTTTTGAGTATCTTTGTCGATGGAAATAGGTCTTGTAAAACCCATTTTATAAAATGGAGTTTTAGACTCAACAGAAAAATCAGATAACTGGGGGGATGAAAAACCAGAATTAGAAAGTTTTCTAGCCGCAATTCCTTGTTTTTGATAAACTTCGTAAGCGGTTCCGCTACTAGACAAATTAACTTTTTGACTTGAGTAAACCCCAAGAAGTTCGTCTAAAATAAATTTCAAAGCTTCTACCCCGCCGGCAAGACGTGAAGCTTCTGACATGGAAGTTGTTAATCTTTGGTAAGTTTCTAAAGGAGTTTCTTTTGCCGAAGCGAACTCTTGACGCAATAAAGAATTAATTCTACCACTTTTCGTCATCTCGTTAGATGTATTTGACAAAAGTGTGCCTGCGCTATAAGGAGAGAAACCCCCGATTTCAGAAATTCTACGGGCTTCGGCGTATTCTATTGGGAATTTCTCGGAAAGTTTATCTTTGTTTACGTTTTCGAGGGCGCGTATAATCCTTTCGTTCTCAATGTTTTTTAACCTCTCTTCTTCTAAAATCGCATTGGTTCTTGCTTCTTGTTGAGTGATAATATCCTTACCGCCCATCCTCGCCTCGTCCATCTTTTTAAGAATGTCTCCGGCAATTTTCTCGATACCAGATAAAGGTGACAAAGATTCAACAATACGCCCTTCTCCAAGAGAGATCGTTTTGTTAGCCACAGCGCCGGCAAGACCATCGCCGGAAATACCTTGTAAAGCTTTTTTCGCCGCTTCAACCTTTTGAGCTTCGCTTTCTTGTGTAACACCGCCAAGAGCCGCAACCGTTTTCCTAGTATCAGTTTCGTCAAGTTTTTTCAAGGCAATTTGTATCGCCCTGACATTGCTTTGCATTACCTGATCTTCGAGAGTGTTTACCGGTTTCTCTAAAAGACTTTTTATAGCCGAATCAACGCCACCCTCACTGACTTTTTTACCAGTATAGGTAGAAAGAATGTCGGCATAGGTAGATTGCGCGGAGCGGCGCTTTAACTGCTCTAAAATATCTCGTTGCTCTTTAGTCGGAGAGATTCCAAGTTTGCTAATCTCTTCAATTTCATTGATTAGAAAACTTGTTTGCTCGGCCATTGGGTTCTTACCACTAATACCGCGAGTTCTTCCACCCAAAACAGTTTGGAAAAATCCAGCAGAACCACTTTCAGAATAACGACTTCCAGACAAAATGTTGTTACGCTCTTCGTACCTAGCACGAATTTCGTCAATACGTTGAATGGCTGAGAGTTTTTCAATATGAATACGCCCCTGCGCGCGCATTTCCGCCGTATCTTTATAAGTATTCTCAATAACTTTCCTAATAGACTCGGCAGATTTACCCAAAGACTCAAAAATCGGCAGTAAATCTTTCTCCGATTTTACATTTTTTAATTGCTCAGATATAGCATTTATCGTTCGGGGGGTTTCGCCGCTGGCGGTCGTATAGGCACTAGCCGCATCATATATTTTAGCCACGCCATCTATCAAACTCTTCTCAATATTGATATTAAGTTCTTCTTGCGCGGCTTTAAGGACTTCTGCGTTAGTCTTTTGTAACTGTTCAAGGCCAGAAGAACTAATTTCAATGGCAGCACGACTTCTCGCGCCGCTAACTTCAACGCCGGCAAGTCTTTCGGCAGCACTTCTCTGCCCATAAACACTTAACTGCATCCCAATGTCTTTATACAATTTGCTGAGGTCAACTCGGCGACTTGTTACATTGATAGATTCGGCGGAAAGCGACGCCTCTTTTATGCCAGCCTCAGACTTCTCAACAAAACGGTGGAGTACCGCTTTAAAATCATCGGGTTTCTTACTTAAAATTTCAAGTTCTTTCTCTATATCGTCAGAAGAAACACCGATAGCCAACATCATCTCCTTAAAAGCTTTAGCGGGATTATCAGCGGAAGACTTTTTAAATTTTTCAAAAGCAGCTTTGTTTTCCGGCGCGTTAACTGTGGAAGCCAACTGCTCCGCCATACTCTCAATACTTTTAACATCGAAATTAGAACCGAATAAACGACCTAAAGTACCACGCCCCTCATTGGCGCGCCCAACAGAGGATAAAAACTCTCTTGAAATAGATTCTTTTTGCGCCCTATAAGAGATTTGTTCAAAAATTTTGCCCAAAGCGGTTTCATCTCCAGCGGCCCGCGCCAACGCAGACCTGTCTTCCGCTCTCGAAACGCGCATTAAAGACGTAGACTGTTGATTAATAAGGGATTGAACCTCTCTCGGTGAAGCTCCATTTGAAATAGCCTCGGCAATCTTTTGTTGAATTTGTATAAAATTGGCGGCATTAGTAATCTGTTCGCCGTTTTTGGCATTGGCGTCTTGAATTTCCTGAGCCAACTCTTCAAAAGATTTATTCCATTTTTGGATAGCTCCGGTTGCGCCGCCGACCAAAGCGCCGGCAATACCACCAATCGCAGTTCCCACCCCCGGAGCAATCATTGAACCAAAAGCTATGCCCATACCCGCGCCGGATAAAGCGCCGGATAAAGCCCCCATGGAACGGCCTGAAAATTCGCCCGATGTGCCAGAAGGTAACATTCCACCTACAAAAGGCATAATCATTGACGCCCCAAAAGCCGCTTTTCCAAAGTTTTCACCGCTTAAATAATTCTTGGTGCGCCCCCAAAGAGACGGTTTTCTCGTACCGCTCATTAAAGCATATTCAACCGCAGGATCAAAGTCTACGCCAAAGCCGCCACTACCACCCATCATAGCCCTTTGGTAAGCCTTGTTTCTATCAAAGTAACCAAAAGCTATATCAGGACTTCCTTTAGAAACAGTTGTGCTAATCCATTTTTGATAGGCTTCGTCAGATACAGCGTGCGGGGGTTTATAAGAAGTTTCCTTGAAAGCTTCTTGATAAGCTTTTTTAACTTTTATATTAATATCGTCTTGAATAGCTTGTTTTTCTAAAAGATTCTTTTTTTCTTTTAAAGCTATTGATTCTAAAAGCAAAGACGTTTCTTTGGCTTTTGTTATCGTAGAAGTCTCATATCGGGAAATCTGTTTTACCCCTAATTCATTTAATTTTTGATTTTGTAAAAGGCGCTTTTTTTCCTCTTTTTCCATCTCAAGAAAAGCGGCTTCTTTAGAAATGTTTTGATTTCTAAGAAGCCTGTAGGCTTCATCAATCTGCGCTTTTATTTCCGGGGATTGGGAAATGTCTCCAGACAAAAATCTTTGATAATCTGGGTTTGAATAAGGATTTGAGATTTTACCAACAGCCGCGTTTGGTACAAAACCACTCGCCGCTATTGGCTGCGCTCCGCTTGGAAGACCGTATTTACCCACCATATCCCTATTGAATATAGCAGAACCGCCGTTCGCAAAATTCTTAACAAGAAACTCACTGTTGTTAGCGACTATCGGGCCGGTTTTACCCCCGCCGAAATTAAAATCTGGAATAACTACGGCGCGAGAACCGGGCACCGCTCCACCTACACCCATTGAAATAGCTTGATTTTCCGAATAAATCGCGGAAGCTAATCCGTCTGCCGCGTTGGGAATATATCCGCCAGCTTTTCCAAGCCGAGGTCTGGTTACTAAAATATTGGCGATAGCTTTATTTTCTTCAATTCTAGTTCTTTCTGCAAGTGCCGTTGACGCCATCAAAGCCTTATAAAGAGTGGCTTTTTGAACCAAATTAGTCATCGAATCTAACTGGCGTCTTAACGCATCGCCGCCCCTATCATAAATTTGATTGATAGCTACCTGAGTAATCTTTTGTTGCTCGGCTATGGTGTTAAGACCAGATTCGATCTTGATGAACTCAAAAAGTCTACCACCCAGCTTTCTTGAAAGATTTAAAAACGCAGTTGCTACAACTGGGGTAACGCCGAAGAAAAGGGCATTACCCAACCCTTTTATGAAACTCTCCGCAACTTTTCCACCCGTAGTTTCCGCATTGCCAGAAGCGTCCTCAAGAGATTTCGTTATGATATTGTCGTTTAACCCCCCAAGTATAGTTTTCGCGGGAGACAAGAATGAATTACTGCCCAAATTCGACGCTATCTGTTTCGCTGAAGTTGCGGAACGTTGCAGAAGAGCGTCAAGAGATTTGTTTAAAGCATCATTACGTTTTGCCGCCTCTTCCGTAGCACCAGCGGAAATCTTTTGAGCTTGCGCGAAAACACCGCTTTGATTACTAACGTCCGTTAAAAGAGCTTTTAATACGTTGATTTGATAAACACCACCAACAAGTTCGGCGGCTTGTTTCTTTACAGAAGCGCCCAAACCATCATAAGCTCCGGCGAAATTCTTAAGAATTTGCATCGCAGAGAGGGTGTTACCCTGAACATCCCTAACTTTAACGCCAAGCTCTTCAAAAGCGTCAATGGTGTTACTACGCTCGATTCTTGTAAAAATGGTTTTTAACGAATTACCAATAACTGCACCGCCACGAGCGGTAGTTTGTTGAGCCGCAGTGATTAAGCCGATTAATTCGTCAAAAGATACACCTGCATCGCTCGCCGC